GGGAGTGCATATTCCGGAATGATTTCTCGGATAGTGTTATCCTCATTTAAATAGACTGTTTTCATTAAGAAATACCTCTTGCGTAAATCGCCACATATCCATCGCCGCCTTTGCCACCTCTGCCGCTGGGCTTATTCTCGCTGGAGCGGAAAGTATTCCCCGATCCAGCACCTCCTCCGCCACCACCTCGGGTCCCGTTAGTACCATTTGTTGCATTGGTCTGCATGGTAGCTCCAGCGCCACCGTTACCTCCTCCGCCGTCACCGCCATTTCCGCCGGGATTGGGCGGGTCATTAAGGCTAGGAGCACCACCCCCGCCACCTCCACCACAGAAAGGTTTAAATCCAACAACAGAAAGAATAGGCCCGTCCTGGCCATCGTTATTCTGTCCACCGCCCCAGCCACCTATCATGAGCCAGCCGGGGGAAATCTTATCGTAGTCTCCATCATCACCGCCACCCAGGCCGCCTGAAGGGCCATACTTATTACCAGCGTCACAGTTGCCGCCTGGTACGGTAATACCAAAAGCGCTACTACTCCCACCATTGGAGCCTTTATGATAATCCTCTTCCCCAAGAGAAACACCTCCACCGGCTCCACCAGCTCCAACAACAATACTATTGCTTTGGATGGTACTGCTATCCAAAACATGGAAGCACGCTGCGGCCCCACCTCCGCCGCCACCTCCACCGTGATCTCCATGCGAACCGCCGCCGCCTCCAGCGCCAACCACAACCACAAAAACATCTGTATATTTGCGGTCGAACGTATGGGTAAAGCTCCCCGGCGATGTGTATTCCTTTATCAGACTATATCCGATTGAGCCAAGTATCTGACCGAGCGCCTGGTCAACTGTATGGTTCCCGGCTGAACCCCATATCTTGGTTTCTGTGGTGTCGCTTAACAGGGTTCCTTTGTTCAGGGGTGTCCCCTGCCGCGACCACCCTGCCTCATTGATCCCGTTCAGGTCAATGGGAAATGTCCCGGCGATCAGCGCCGTGATAAAATCCTCATAGGTAGGATACAGGGAAAGCGCTGCCGCCACCGTTTTTAAATACCGACTGTTTCCATTACCAGCTATGATTCCGTCTTGCATCGTTACACCTCACCACAAAATATTTCGCCGCTCATAAATGGCGACCGCTTCAAGCGGGCGCGGATCTGGTCGGTCAGCACCAAAACCCGCTCAATGTGATTGGCCCCTTCATGGGTCAGAAGCTCCATCGAGGCCGGGAGCGCTGGGGCGTTGGCAAGGGAGAACGTGCCACCGATCGCCCCAACGTTGGACAGGTAGTCCGCCATCTGTGCCTGTAGCGGGATGTCATCTATAGCCCAGGCAATACCCTGGCCGGCATATCCGGTGACGTATCCCGCATCCGAAAGCCACCCGTTCAGATAAGCCATGGCCGTATTGACCCGGTTGAGATCAGAGGCGTTGTATGTCCCACGGTCGTTCAAGGCGTCCACATCGGCCTGTGTCCGGTCGGTAACCATACGGATGATGTAATAGCTGGCCGTGGTAGTCAGCCCAGCCCCGTCCTTGGCAACGACCGTGACGTTGTTCTCCCCAACCTCAAGATTCAGGAGGAATGAAAATCGTCCATCCGGCCCAACGGTCGGGTGTCCCGCCACCGCCCCGTTGTCCATCACGGTCATGGTCACCGGAGGAGCGGTGGCATCGTTGGTTTGCCCCGTGATGGTAACAGTATAGGGATCCACCACTACCTCCTCGAAGGACAGCAACGCGGACAGCGCTGGCGGTACGGTATCTACAATGTAGTTTGCCTCCATCGTAGCTGTGTTCCCATCGTTGTCGCTGATGCCCGCCTGGACGGTGTGCGGCCCCTCCGCCAGAGCAGCCCCTGGCGTATAGGTGATGGTATACGTCCCGCCTGCGCCCACCGTGACGGACACCTGCTCCGCTGGAACTGCCTTCCCATCCAGCTTCACCATGGCGCTGTCCGGGTCGATACCGGAGCCGCCGGCGTTGTCCTGGGCGGTCCACGTCACCGCAGGCGTGTTGGTGGTCACATAGCCCGCCTCCGGGGATACCAGGGTCAGGATGGGCGGGATGGTCTCCCGCACCACCAACCGGAGGCCCGGCAGATTGCCCCCATCTGTAGTCACCACCACGCCGCTGTCGTTGGTGGCCTCTACCGTTACGTCGTAATACCCGTCCGGCTGACCGCCGGAGAATGTGTCCGGCGTGATAGCCGTCTGATAGGCTCTGGCGTCTTCGTTGTAGGTCAGCGTGTACCACTGACCATTGAACTGCGCCCGCACCTGGGTAATCGCCACGCACTACACCTCCCCCGCCTGGAGTTCGCCGCTGTACCAGAGATCCTCCCGCTCTCCGCCCTGGGCGTCGATGACGACGACAGAAAGGACGGTGGGCAGCCCGACTGATACGGGGTTTGGTGCAAAACTGGCCGAAATAACCAGAGGTGTCCATGTTTCGGACATACTCACCCCTCCTTGTCCCAATAGATAACAGCACAGCCCTGTGCTCCTGCCGCTCCTGGTTTCCCCGGCTCTGGCTCGACGAGCACCTTAAACGTGGTAGATCCACCGCCCGCCCACGTGTAATGCTTATACACGCCATAGCCTGGAGCTCCACCCTTTCCTCCGGCTCCGCCATCTCCGCTACCTTGCTTAGGTGATGCTACGCCGGTGCGGGCGTATGATTCGCCGCTGGCTACATCAGAGTAACCCTGTGGGTATGTATTACCGTTTGCGCTAGAGTAAGGGCCAAAAATGGTATTAAAACCATCAAGACACCTCAAATGACTGTTGTGGATTGATGTCGATGGTAGCTGTCCACACCTTTCCACCCACGCCGTCCGAACCATCTGCGCCGTATTCACCACGCTCACTATCTCCATATCCGTCTTCCGATTCCTGCCTGCCCATGGTGCCAGGCTCTCCATGGCCTCCGCCCTCCCCCTTGCCTACCAGGATAATCCGTAGCTGTGTGGCCCCGGCTGGTGCTGTCCACACGCCGCTGGAGGTGATCACCTCCATGCCATCATAAAGAAAGATTCCATCAGCCTGGAGCAGCACACTGGAGCAATTGCGGAGGACTCCATCCTTGATAGATAAGTCCTGCTGTATTCTGCGGCCCGTGGTTGCGGTGCTCTCATTCAACCAGACCGTATCCACATCCCCAATTTCAGAGGCCGGATCTCCACGGCCTACAATCTCCAGTTTGTTCCCGCCGTAGGTGGACAAGATTGCCCGTGCGGCAGTCAGCGCCTGGGATTGCGTCTTAATAAACGGATTTTGGATGGATTTTGTCTCGTTGGAGGCAGTGGAGTTCCCGGATACCACATACTGGGTGTCGTTCCCATCGTTCAGAGTAAAAAACAGGGCGGCAATATCGGTGTTGGCTTTCATGGTCGGATAATCAGCTAGGTTGTCCAGGGTGATTTTACTCCCCTGGTTCCACATGGGTTCGGCGGTCAAGTATCCGGTCTCTGCGTCCGCTCTGGGCCACGTACCCGTCGCCATGCAGACATATCTCAATATATCCCCGCATGTCATACCAACCACATCGTCAGCCGCGCGGACGCTTGCCTCCGCGCTTGCGTAGTTTGGGTCTACCGCGTACATGTCTGCGAAATTTTCTCCCATCTGGGCCACTAGGGCGGAAATCCAGCCAGACAGGGTGGTAGGCAGGATGGACGGCGGGATAAACTCACGATCAGCCAAAAGGCCAACAATATCGACCAGATCCCACTGCATGGTCAGGCCGTTGTCGCCGGTTTTCCAGCCGCCGGAGTACTGATAAAACACGCCGGCTGGCTTGTACTCTACCGTGTCGTCCGAAAGCCGTACTCCTATAGAGACCGGGATGCCCTGGCGCTCTTCGATGGATTGGAATACGCCATTTTTGCTTCGCGGCTCAAAGCGGCGGCTCAAGTTGTCCATTTTAATGGTACATGTGCCATACGGTAGTGTCATACAGGATACGTCCCCCTGGTGCTTAAGAGAAAACACGGCAATCTCATTTCCTGTCCACTTCTCATACAGGCCCGGAATAATTTCAGGTATCCGTATACGGCGGCTTTCTTTCGACCATTTGGTCACCGTCACCCGAATAGCGTCCGGGTTGTTAACGGTGAATCCGTCCAATGCAATGCTGGACGCAGTATTGCCGGTCACTGTCTTGGTGTAGTAGGCCGTTCTGCCCTGCATGATCTCCACAGTAAAGTCGGCGGGCACTCCGTCCCAATCCGCTGATGGGAAGTAGATGGAGCACGCCTGAAGGATGGAGACATTGGAAAAATGCTCCTCTACCCACACCGCTGGGGAAAACACCCCATCCGCGCCGGACAGGGTATCCCCCAGGAAGCCGATATGATCGGCCCCATGGAGTGGAAACAGCTTGAACTGCCCGTTGAGTGCCCAGCGGTTAGCCTCAAGCGTAGCGTATGGAACAATCTCCATCTCCTTGTCGTGAATTTGCTCCGGCTTGCATACGTTAGCCATGCCGGAGCTGGATACTGTGCCATAGGTAATATCCGGGTCAATAATATCTATGACTGCTTGTAAATAGATCCGTCTGGTGTCGCCCACAATCGCTGCCTGATACGCTGTGGTCGAACTAATCACTGGGTTTCACCTCCCTTAGTTCTACCGAGAAATCACCCCACATTGGGACGGGAACAAGGGTTTCTATGGGCTCTCCATCTTCGTCAACAATTTCACCCATAACTTGACGGCTCCACATAAATTTTGGATAGGTCAGCTCTGTTACCATGAATTTTGATGTGATCATCTGTTCAGAGTGCGGGGGAAGGAACAAACATGTAATGGCCTGTCCTCTCCCTTTTTCGCATGCGGAAAGCACGGAGTTCCTCATTTGATCCGTGAAATATCCATATTGGTAGCGCAAAACCCATACATTCCCGCGCAGTTCTCTTACAATCCTGCCGGTGACCATCTCCACATCTACGGAAAGCGGTTTTAACTCTGCGATATAGCCGCCCTTTTGGCTTTCCGGCAAGGTAACTGGTGTGCCTGTGGTATCCAATACAAGTTGATTCACGTGTTTTCACCGCCTTACGTTGGGTGGAGAATTGGCGTACCGTTTGCCTTTGCGTAGTTAGACAGGGGGCCAAGCAGATAGGAGGCGAATTTGGTGCCGTCAGGCATCATTAGATTAACTGTAATACTCCCTCCAGACATCCCTGCTCCCTGCACAGATGCTGAAACTCCGTTGACCATACCAGCGGACGCCACACCCAACCCGGACGACGCAAAGTCCACGCTTGCGGTGCCGAAGTCCATACCACCCTCGATATCCCGGCGGATACGGTCATATTCATTGTCCCAGCCCTGCCCCAACCCCAGGGCCATATTTTTGCCCATATCCGCAAAAACGCGCGAAGGAGAGTGGATTCCGAGCATCCCTTTGACTCCATCTATGATTCCGCTAAAAAAACCAGTGATCTTGTCTGTAAACCACCCTATTGCATTTTGGATACCTTCCCAAATGCCCTCAACAATATTTTTGCCGATGTCAACAATGCTGCCCATTAGAGCTGCTATACCATCTACAATGGCAGCGATGATTTGAGGGAGTGCTGCAACCAGTTGCGGGATTGCCTTTATAATCCCGGCAATCAAATTGACAAGGATATTTATGCCTGCCTCTATTATCTTAGGTAAATTGTTTGCTATAAAGGTCACAAAAGACGTAATAATCTTCGGGAGACTTGCAACCATTTGAGGGATAGTATTGATAATGCCGTTCACTAGAGAATTAAGCATTTCAACACCTTTGTCCAGGATATCAGGCAAATGCTCAGTCAAAAATGACAGGAAATTGTCTACGATCTGAGGCAACCGTGCTACCATATCAGGCAGGCCAGTCTCTATCCCGCTTACAAGCTGATCCAGGAGTTGTACACCCATGTTCAGAACTTGCGGAAGCAGTTCGGTTAATGCCTCCCCAATTTCGGCTACAATTTGCGGAGCCGCTGCAACCAGTGTCGGGATGCTCTGCACTATGCCACTGGCAAGGGAGGATAGAATTTGCACTCCCATGCTCAAGAATTCAGGGAGTTTAGAGACCGCCACATTGACTAGACCTTGAACCGCTGATGCAAACTCCTGATCCGCACCTGCCGCACCGCTCAACATACCAGAAAACGCCGTCGCCACATTAGAGATCGCGGGAAGGAACTCTGTCAACAGACGGTTTTTTACATTGGATACAGTCTGCCCAAGAGTGGCTAGGGTTGCGTCAAGCTGTGCCTGGTTATTTCGGCTCTCTACCAGCGCCTCATTATTGCGGTAAAAGGCTTCGCTGGCTTCATCATAGGTTCCTGACAGGGTATCCATGATGAGCTGATTCCGCTCACTCTCAGAGGAGCAGGCGGAAAGCCTGGCATTAAAATCGTCCTCGCTGATGCCCGCCCAGTTGAGGGCGTCGGCAAGCACGCCGGTAACTTGCCCCACTTTTGCCGTCTCATTACTGGCCTCAATCAGTCCCTCGATGGGGAGACTGTCGCCAAATGTACCGGCAACACCAGCAGCGATATCCGTCCAAGTAGACACATCCTCTGCGCTGTCTGCCAGCTTCGCCAGGAGTTGGCTTGCTTCTGTGGCGGTATCCGTATCACCCAGAATGCCGTAAAAGGAGTTGTATGCCTGCTGTGCGGTCTCTGCCCCATATCCAGCCGCTTCAAAGGCGGTGTTCAGTTTTCCTTGTGCCACGCGGTATTCCTCGGTGGAGGATTCCAGGGCCAACAGACCGCCAACCGCAGCGCCCGCCGCCGCTGTAATAGCCCCGATGCCAGCCGCCGCCACCTTCCCGGCAGACGCAAGGCCATTTTTTAACTTGGACGCGAGGCTACCCCCACTCTTAGATACATCCTTAACACCGCTGTCGTACTCGCTGGTATCCAGGCTGATTTTCGCAAATAAATCAAAAAGATTAATGGGTGCCACCTCCTTTCGCGGCACCGCTTAGCCCTTCCCCATCAACGCTTAGACAGAGGCGATTTTTTGTTTCATATGCGCAACAATTTCTTCCGGCGTTCTGATTTCCTCCGGCTTCGGGTCCTCAGTGTCAAGATACCGGGTCTTCATGTAACTTCCTCCGGCATATTTTGCTGTGTTTTCTGTAATGAATTTCAGCGCGTCGGTGACATAGACCCGATACGTTTTTTCTTGCATTTGCTTTTTCAGCAGGACAGGTAAGACGGAAAGCAATGCTTTCGCGCCCATTCTTGGGGCAGACAACAGGGCCAGAGTTACGCTGTCCCGTCCCCCTGCCCAAACGATCTGAAAAAATCCAGCAGGTCCTTGTCTTTGAAAACAGAGCGGATTTGCAGAATCGTTGTCAATACGTTCTGCTTTGCCACCGCCTCTGCCGTTGTGTCGTTCAGAACGGACAAAATCCCAAACACATCCGCCCGGTGGTCTTTCAGGAGCAGCGGGGCCAGAACAGCGCATTTCTTTGCCGCATAGGTATACAGCTCCGCCACGCTCTTCCCTTTGCTGTCAAACTTTTTCCCAAGCTCATCCAGGAGAGATTTGTCCCCGGTGATATTAGCGATATAAGGCGTCAGTTCGCACAGCACATCCGCCGCCTGATCGGTGGTCAGTTCAGATAGTTTCATAGTATCAACCCTCCGCGGGTGCGGCGCTGTAGAACTCCATTGGCATGGTGTCCTGTTCGTCGATAGACACATGGCCGGTCAGCTCCACAGATACCTGTCCTTTGCCGTTCTTGGTGGTCTGGAGTGTAAATCCGCCAGTGGAAAGAGCGTTTTTCAGGCATACGGCCACCATGCCGCCGTCCGCCCGGTCGCCTACCCACCACAGGTCGGAGAAGTCTGTCTGCTTGAGGTCACGCCGGGGCACAATCTTATTTCCAGTCACGTCAGCCGCTCCCAGCGACAGCCGAATGGATTCCGGGGACGTGCCGAGTGAGGTAAAGGACATCTTGCACTCCCAGCCGTCCAGATGCTTGAGCTCCATCATATTGGTAGGACAGTTATCCACATCCTCGCCCATGTCAGAATAAGTAGGAACGCAGGAAATATTGATGCCGCCAGTGGTGGGACACACAATGTCAGCATCCTCCGGTGCCGTCGGTGTAGATGGAGTAAATTTCTTTAGAACAACACCCGCGTCAAGCTGCATTTCCTCAAATGTGCTCTGCGGGATGACTGTAAATTTGCCCATAAGGGCCTCCTTTCTAGCTGAATGTCAGGTATTCAGCGGTGATGTTGATATAACGGCGCTTAATAGCCGGGTCGTCCTGGTACACAAGGCTCTGACACCACGGCGAGCCGCGTTTCAGCCAGATGTATCCCTCGTCGCAGGGGAGATATACGCCGCCGTAGCCAATGCGTTGGGATAATTCCTGTGCCTTTTCATCGGGAATTGCCTCGCTCTCTGTGCGAAACCACAGATTAACTGTCAATCCGATTTCCCCAGCGTCAAAGGCCCCATCTGTGTATTCGTAGGTGCCATAGGGCATGACCACATCTTCCGGCACAGAGGATGCCCGGTAGAAGGGCATGAACTCATTGAACCAAGCAAACAGGGCTTTGTTTTTTGTCATACTGCCCCCGCCTTCTGCCATGCCTTATAGATTTTCGGGCCCTGTACTGCTATCCAATCCACCATTTCCTCATTAGTGGCCCACGGCCCATCAACAGAAAATGTGTTGCTTCCAAGCCCACTTTCATCAAAGAACGCATGGACTATTTCATGGCGGAGCGTTTTTTTCTCAGAGGCGGAAATGGTTTCTTTTGTCTCATGCTCCCATCCTTTGTACGTGGACATATCGCAAACCACAATTTTCTTTGTTAGACAATCACAATACCCATCAATGCTGCGCCGCTCAAATGCTTCATCTTCGGCGTACTTCTTGATTTCGATGGTGTATTCTGCTCCGAGAACATTCACTATCATGTGGTTAGCGCCCACCTCTCCGCAGTGAAGTATTTTAGCGGCAGCGTGGAGGAACGAGGGGCCTGCTTATCCTCTGGGTTGGAGGTCACGCGGTACGTCTCCCCGGTGGTCTTGTCCTTGAATACGTCGTTGTACTCAATGGGTACAGCCTTGTCCACCAGGGCGGAATACAGGCTCGTCACGCCCTCCTTTTCCGCCCGTCTGGCCTCCATGGAGCTGTTTAGGTCTTGATAGTTGGTGAACTCTGCCCCCTCCGTCCACTCCACGATGTAGCCGCCCGCGCCGTCGGAAACACGCTTCTTTTCCATCAGTACGCAAGCCCGCGCAAAATCGTCTAATAGGCTCATATAATGCCCCCTATCCGCCGCCATGTGTTCAGGCGGCTCTTAAACACATCCTGCCACCCCACGGCCACGCCGCTTGCATTGGTGGCCTTGCTGTATGAGTAGCCACCAAAACTCTCGCTGGTATACGGCCCCGGAGTCCCGTTTTTCTCATTCCAGACGGTGATTTCATCCGCTAGGGAAATTACCGATTTGGGCACTGACAGCGCCCAAACAGCGCCGTCAAAGGTTTCGTCGGTCATGTCCTGTTCTGGGTATTGGTGGAGGCCGTCATTAAAGACAGACCCCATCACCCTGAAATACTGCCCTGTTTGCAGGAAGGGCAGCGTAATGCTGCCGTCCTGCACTGTGAACTCCCCGGAGTGAATGCCGTCAGGCACCAAAAACCAGTTGTTCAGGTGTCGCAAAACTTGTTCCAGCATCACGCCGCCCTCCTTTTATGCTTCTGTGGTTGTCACGGTAATCTGAATGGTACTGTCGTCGCTGAGCGTACAGGTGCCGCCGGTCACTGCGCCGCCCGTTGTGGTCAGTGCAATGGCCTTAACAGATTTTCCGTCGGCACCAGCAGCGCCCGCCGCTCCGGTGTCTCCCTTGTCGCCCTTTGCGCCGGCGGTGCCAGTATCGCCTTTCGGACCCCGAGGTCCCGTTTCACCGGGGTCTCCTTTTTCTCCCTGGGGCCCCTGCGCTCCGGTTTCCCCTTTGGGGCCCTGCGGTCCGACCTGCTCATTCTGCACGCCAGATTCCAACTTGTTGAGCTTTTCGGCGGTAATCAGATCGCCGTCGCTCCATGTAGTGGGTGTGTACGCCATTATTTCACCTGCTTTCTGCCTACTCTTGCCTTACCGGCTACCCCCGACCCGACGAGGCCGGTTTCGGACGGGGGCGTTATTCCCCCGCTGAAACGGTGATTTTGGCAATACCGTCCAGATACTCGGCCCACAGCTTCATGCCCATAATGGCGTAGGTCTCGCCCACGGCGGTGGAGTAGTTGCCCTGGGCGTGGAAGCCAATCAGGTTGGTCTCGCCCTGTACCGTATAATTCAGACCAAGCCGGGCAAACTCGCTGTCGCCAGGGTCGGCATAATACAGGTCGATATTCTCCACAGGGGTGGCGATCACAGTGTTCCGCGCAATGGCTGCATTGCCGGAAACAGTAGCAGGAAGCAGGAACAGAGTGGAATACCCCATAAAGTCCTTGACATAGTTGATGCCGAACTGGGTCTGGACAGTAATGTCCGCCGTGCCCAGGTAGTCATAGGCGTCCAGGATGTTGGCAAATCCAACAACAGATGTGACATCCTTCGCCATAACCGCAAACTTGTTCAGAACCTCGCCCTGGGCCTTTGCAAGGGCGGCCTGCCAGGTGGTTGCGGTGCCGGTGAGAGAACCGGTGTTCAGGAAGGTGTAGAAGTCCCCCAACACCACGTTCTGGAGCTTAGTGAGAAAAGCGTCGTCGCTCTTTTCCACGGCGATCTCCGCGCCATACTTGTCCACGTCCTCGATGGGAACGGCCTTGGCATACTTCTTGATGGTCAGGTCTGCCTTGGTGGCCTGTGTGATGGTCGCCTTGCTGTACGGGATGACCTCGCCAGCGCCCACGTCGCCGTCCTCCAGGGTTACGTCAGCGGTATAAGAGATCAGCTGCGTGCCGGGGGTCTTGCGGATAGGACGCATGATGCCCAGGATGGTGCGCAGCGCTTCCCAGTTATCATTGAATCGGGTGACAAAATCCACCTCGCGGGCCGTCACGCTGGTATAAGTGTTGGGCAGAGAGTCCCTCGGATTGGTAAGGCTTTCAACTTTCGTAGCAGCCATTTAATTCAGTCCTTTCATGTAATTTGGTTTTCCATAAGCGCCTTCTGGCGCTCCGCGGCAGACATGACATACCGGCCATGGTCATCCTTTTTGTAGATGTCAGCCTTCGTCATGCGGTTCCCGCCGGTGCTGGCCGGAGGTGTGGCAGTTTGTGCGCCCTGGATGGAGGTGGTGCCGATAAAATCCGCCCACTCGCTCTTTATACTCTCCGTGAGCTTATCTGCGTCCTTGATTGTGCCCTTTTCGTCCAGCTCCACACTGTCCACATCGGACACCCGGAGCACGGCGTCAAGCCGCTTCTCGCTCACTCCAGCCTGTTTCAGAAGCTCCCGGTACGCCTTTTCCTTGGCGCTGCGGGCCTCCTTCTTGGTCTGTTCGCTCTTGTAGCCCTCAAATTCTTCTTTCAGGGCCTCGTACTTGACCTTATAGCTGTCCTTCTTTCCAGCCTCAAGGTCGGCCTGCGCCTTCTCCAACTGCTTCTGGATACCGGGCAGGGTTTCCGCATCGGCCTTATATTTCGCCACGTCGGCTTTCAGGCCGTCCACGGTTTCGGTGTGCATGGTGATAATTTCGTCGATCTTCTCGTCCTCAATGCCCATGGCTTTGAGGGCGCGTCTAGTTAGTGCCATAATCAGTCTTCCTTTCCTTTGGCCCCAGTGCTTCGGGGGGCGACTGTGATATAAAAACCGCTGTCCTTTGCGGTGTTTACCAAAAGAAAAAGCGCGGGCAACCAACTACGATTTGTAGTCAGTCACCCACGCTCGGGCCTTCCGCCTCAACGCTTAGAGGCGGGAGCAATATTCTGTTTCAGCTCTTCCCGCTTGACATGTATAATTTTAACACCATCTTTCACGGGAATCAACTCTATTCTGTCCCCTTTTGCGAGAACGGCCTCAATGGCTTTGATTTGCCTTTCATCCATTTTTTATCTCATCCTCTATGATGTTCCTGTAAGTTTGCGCATGGTCGGCCACCGCTGGTTTGAGAAAAGGCTGTGCTGGATTTCCCGCCGTCCAGTGCCAGTTGCCTTCGTCGTCCTGGTAGGTCCATGGCGTGGGCCGTCCTCCTTCTGTATATCTGCCTGTGCCCAGTTCCACATAGGGCGCATACTCCACATTGGTTCCGATGTAAACGGTGCTTTCACCATCGTCCACTTGATGGGTGATGCTGTTACGGAGGTTGCCAGTGTCAACAGGAGTCAAGTCTTTGGCATACCCTTCCGCCTGTTCTCCGCACCGCTCCAGTGCCTGTACAACGGCGTCATGCATGGCATCCAGCACATCGGCGCTGTAATCGTCAAATACCACGCCGCCCAAATCAGCCACGGCTTTTCACCCACCTCTCCCATTGCTCATAGGTCATTGCCTCCACTACCACATTCCGCCCGGTTTTCGGGTCACGCACACGCATTTTTCGCGGTTCAGCCTCAATGTCCGGCTTTTCTACTGTCCGCATGGTGCAACGGCAGTTATAGACGTTTGCAGGCTTGGCTCTTGGGTCTCCGGGATAGCGTATCTTTCCTAGGTCAGAGGTAAACGGCTCGTCCCATTCCACAGTCTGGCCGTCCAATTTTTGATGGGCATGCCGCGTGCGCCCGTCTTTGGTGGCTACCCACCGTTTTCTAACCTTAATGCCCATATCAGAGGCAGCCTTGTAACTGTCCATCCTCCCACCGTTCTGCGCCCCAGTAACCGCTGTCCTGGCCGCTCTCACGGCGCTGGCCCGGTTCATCTCCGTCACCCTGGCCTGCAAGTCCTTCGCTATCTTCCCCACGCTCTTGCCCTGCAAAAGCCCGCTGGTGACGCTCTTGGTAATCTGCTTCTTGCCCCATTTCAGGTCAATACCCCGCTTTAAGGCTTTTTTCTTTGGGTAGTAGGGCATCAGATCAGGTTCTTCCACAATCAGCCGCCGCACGGTGGATTCATCCCACAAAGTAAAGCCCACATTTCCGGCCACCTTTTCGATGGTGTAGGCCGCATAATTTCGATTGAGGGTGTATATGCCCGGCGTGGTGTCGTTGACATAGGCAAGAGCAACCTCGTTGGCTTTTGTATACCGTTCTGCCACCTTTACGGCCAAATCGCCAAAACGTTCTCCTCGCCCTATTTGGTTCAGCCGCCACAATTCATAGTCATGCTCTGTCCAGACCTTCCCATTTATCTCCGTCCCGATCAGCTTCCGCATTTCCTCGTCCCGCACAACAAAGCGGTTAAAATAGTCGATTACGGTCTTTTCCAGGTCATCCCACGCCTCACGGTAAACGCGGGAAATTCGGCGTTCCAGCCTTTCCAGTTCTTCATCCGTCCACTGGTGCGCCCTGTCCGGCTTCGGCATCCTCCGTCACCTCGGTTTCCTCCTGCGGCGGGAAGTCTGGTTCTGTCTCTACCCGCTCCATTTCCTCGGCTGCTTTGCGTTCCATAAGTGCATCGAATTGGTCAGCGTCGCCGTTGATGGTCAGCAGCTTCTTGGTGATGTACTCGTCGTCGTAATACTCAGCGCCCATAAGAATGGTCTGCGTCTCTTCCGCTCGGTTGATTATGCGGTTGCGCGTATAGCTTGGCGAATCGTTAATGCCTGCCAATTCCAAAATGCCTAGAATGAACTCCGTAACGCTTGCCTCAAAGTCATCCGCCTTCAAATCAAGCGGCGTGTAGCTTGCCGCAATGGCAGTGGCCGTCTGATTGCCCGCCGACACCGCCGAACTATCGAAGGCCTGGAAATCCTCGTACAGCTTGCGTTTAAGCATATCAATGGTTACGTTTGTGCCATTAAATGGGGCCTCAATGGTGTGCGGCTCCGCTGTCGCCCCCTCGTCTCCATCTGCCCCAGCGTGAACTATATGCGCCGTGCGTACCTTGTCCAGGAACTTCGCATCGTCCAAATCATCCATGCCGCCGCAGTTGGTCAGCACCCAATAGATCAAATTCCCCTCGTCCACATTGTTGACCATGTTGGATGTACAAAGGTCAAGGGCGTCCAGCGTGTTCCGCTTTCCCGTCAGCTCCGATAACCCATCATCGCCGTTTTTCAGCGGCACGATAGGAAAGGACGGATAGTTCTGCCCGTCGTAAATTTCTGTCCCGTCAGCTTCGGACGTGCGCAGGCGCAAGATATACGGCCGTTTTTCTTTCAGTACCGCTATGTCCTCGCCTTTTCGCCGGATATAGTCCGTGTATCCGTCCACCTCGTACAGAGTGGCCCGCAGCGGCTTGTCATCAGATACCTGCCAGAAGCGGATACCGGCCATCAATGCGCCGTTTTCCTCGTCATATAACGGGACAAACTCCCGCAGTTTGAACACATCCACATGGTCCAAGTTCCAGAACCCAAAGGACACGCCGGCAATCAGGGCGTATTTCCCAGCCTTGACCATTTCCAGGTCGAACTTCTTCCCCAGCTTGTCCTTTGTGGCCTCGTTCTGGAAGGTCACGCCGTTGCCCAGCAGGTAGGATACCTCCTGCCGCACGTAAAAGCCGAAGAAGGAGGATGCGATCTTGTGATTGGCCGTATACATATCCATGTGGGCGCGCCCTTGCATGTCATATATGATTTTCTCATAGCGGTTGATAGTCGGATTCTCGCCCTTAAAGTACAGTTCTGCGTCAGCTGCCATTTGATATGCCTTGCTGCCTTCGTGCTCATTGATCGCCCGCCAGATAAAATCCATTCTGGCTTTTTCATCCTCACCCACAGCAAGCAAATCCTGATATGTAAGCAAAAAATCACCTCCCCAACAGCGGGATATATTGCGGCTGGCTTGCCTTACGTACCTTGTGCCGCAGAATCGTCATTACAAAATAGCGAATATCGTCCATGGCGTGGTCGTTCTCCTTGATTGGCTTGTCCTCCGTGGATTTATCGTCCCAGCGGTATAGCCCAAACTCACGGATACCGTCCTTGCAGGAGCGGTGAACTTTGATCGTCCCGTCCTGAATGTAGCGGCTGGTGGTGACGATGCCGGGAACCACATCATTGACCGCTTTTTGTACCCGGAACCGCCGATGCCGTCTGATGACCTCGATAAACGAAGCTGCCGATGGGTCAACTACTACGGATCGCACCGGCAAATCCCCAGCCAGCTTCTCCAATTCCGTGTAGTATTCCTCGTCTGTCTTGCTGATCTGCTCCGTCCGCCCGGAATAGTAATACTCCCGGATTCTGGTGGCGTTTTTGCCGTCCCAGCACCACAGCCCGGCGGAAAACGGGTTCAATGTGCCATAATCGCAGGAGATATAGTATTCTCCATTCTCCGGAACCTCGTCCACGATGTTGCTCTCGCCAAACATGGGGTAGATTAGTCCCTCGGCCAGCGCCCACCGTCCCAAAATATAACGGTCGTAAAAAACCGTTCCTCGATACTCCCGCTTTAGGTTCTCCACAAAAGCCTCTGGGAGAAACGGATTATCATCAATTGTGTACGTCTGGCTAAAAATATCCGCTTTGCTGTCCAGAAACACTTTCAGCCAGTGATTCGGCCCCTGTGGATTGTACGTACCGTCAAAGCATGAATACGCTTTATCCAGGCGGCTTTTCAGCAGTTCAAAGACTTCCTGGCTCCAGTCTGCCACCTCGTCGCCGTAGCAGTATTTGATGGACGCGCCGCGGATTTTCGAGACCTGGGAAACCTTTTCAGCTCCAAGGCAGTAGCACTTTTCCCCAAATATCCACGCCGTATTGTCGCTGGAGATCGTGCCAACAAGAGCATCACCATAGATCGTTCGCATAGGCTCAAGCACATTCCGCTCAATGGTGGACTTTGTGACGCCAAGAATGACCGTCAGCCCGTCCTTGCCGACACGCTCCCGGATGCGGATTGGGATAATCCACCGAAAATCAAGGTATGTTTTCCCCGATCGAGTAGCCCCTCCCTTAAAGTTCCAGCGGTGATGCCCCTCTCGGACAAATTCAGTTTGTTTCGGACTTAACAGCATCTCTGAACTCCTTCAACAGCCCGTCCAGTTTATTCAAACTGTCGTTCCCGCTGGCTGTGTTCTTTGTGGCCTTGTCAACGATAATCCCGAAAGAAGTGGCGATTTGAGACAACCCGGCATCGCTTATCTTTTCTGGGTCTGTCAGCGCCATTAGGTGCAGGTCGATCGCTTCCTGCATCTTCTCTTTGCGGGTCTCCATGAAGGCCAACATATCCAGCGTGTTCTGCTTCTTTTTTTGTTGCGCCTTTTGGGCGAATCCTTCGCAACCTAACACAACACGCTTAACGGTATCTTTGGAAACCCCATTGATTTTCGCCGTGGCGTTATAGCTCTCGGTCTCCAGATAATCAGCCACAATTTTCTTTCTTCGCCTGTCCGTCAGCCGTGCAGCCATGTCACCACCTCTCGCCTAAGTAGAGTCAAAATCATGTCAAACGCCCACTCCCTTTAAGGGCCAATATATTAACCCCGTAGGGGTTATATATATGGCCCTAAAGGGAGTACACCATCGCCGCCTACTGTCGAGCTCTGGCTCGGATACGGCCAGCCGTCACAGCCTGTTAAGCGATACACCCGTGTGGGTTGATTATAGTTCCATGTTCGGATATACTTTTTCCCACACTCTCATGTGATAAGTATTAACTTCGCCATAATTGGCGTCAAAAATCTTTCTTACTTCATAACCCATATTTGAGCTTTCGCTCTTTAGTTTCCTCCAGTCAAACTTCTTGTGTGATACTCCGTTCAGATTTGCTACACGCTTAATGGAGTACCACTCCTTGCTCCTATCCAGCTCAGTCTCCAGTGCCTTTCTCTTATCCTGCTCGTCTCTCAGCGCAGTAAGCAGTTTGATGCCAAACTCCGGAGAGTTTATCATCTTGTCGATCGTGTCCGAGGTCATGTAAGCTCCGTGCTTGCGAATGCTGGGTAATACCTCACTCGTCACCCAGCGCTTGAACTTCTTTGCCCCAGGCAGCTTGCTGGACAACACCAGGGAGTACAGGCCACTCTCATTGATGATGGTCATGTTTCTGGACTGGCTGCCGTCGTGGATCCCGACAGTAGCTTTATCCTCGTCATCCACGTGTCGATCGAGCGCATCCCGCGGATTGCTGTACCCAAGCGCCTCGGCTACATCCTTTCCCACCAGCCACGGCTCCCCGTCCAATTCCACAGTACGAATCTCCCCAAACTCAGGGTTCTTAAAAATCATCAAGTCGTTCATGTAGATACCACCCTTTCTATTTTATTTCCCACCTTTATGTTGACTCAGGGCAGGGGAGTAAGGTGGCACCTCCCTTTTCGGCCCGTCGGCCTAGCCCTGATCTTTTGTTTGAGAGGCGGCGGGGGAATATCCCGCCATGCGTTTCCTCTCATTGGGCCACCCCCGTCTCCTGCAACTGCGGGGCGGCAAATATTTTACGCTAATTTTAGCATTTCTCTATTGACAATACGCTAATATTAGCGTATAATGGAATCATCAAGAGAGGGACAACCCCAGGAGGTCATGACGATGAAGGTTACCGATGAAATGATCCGCAGAGTAAAGGAACTCGCCGATGAACTGTTTTACGACTACGAAATTGTTGGTATCCGTGTCCAGGAAGTCCCTTTTTCCCTCGGTGAAATGGATCATTGCTCCCATATTTGGGATGATGGAGAGGACACCGGCGAAGAGCTCCCCGGAGTATCCGTTATCCGTTCTGGCGAAGCTGAACTTGCGAAAGATTATTTCGGCGATTATATTGCTGTAGTAGCCGGGAACTCTTACACTTATGGCGAAGATCCTGGCGAGATCGTAATTGCGGACGCTGTTGTTGTGGAGGTGCTCGCATGAGGCGTAAGTATGGTGACTGCCAGCGGGCAGACGGCGACTGCACCGCCTGTTCCCTGGTCAACTATGGGCGCGACTGCCATAACAACCCCATCACCAATCTGGAGTGGTACCGCCGGGCGGCGGGCCTCAGCCAAAAGGAGCTGTCGGAGGCATCCGGCGTCAATATCCGCCAAATCCAGCGAGTCGAGCTGGGAGAGGCAGAGGCCGGAAACCTCACCGCCAAGAATCTGTTAGCAATCGCTGACGCGCTTGGCGTGGAGTTGAGGAGGCTGATCTGATGGCCGTTGTTGTAAAGTCCCGCACCTGCCGCCAGTGTGGCGCTGTCTTTGATGGCGGCCCACGCGCATGGTATTGTCCGGCCTGCCGTCTGGTTCGGAGCAGAGAGGCAGATGCGAGGAAGCGGAAAAAGGGCCGAAAGGCCGACCGCCCTCTCGGAAGTATCGACAAGTGCACGGTCTGCGGGAAAGAGTATGTGGTAAAGTCAGGCAGGCAAAAGTATTGCCCCGACTGCGCCTATGAGGCCGTCCGTAAGGTGGATCGCCCAGCCTCACGGGCCTGGAACCAGGCCAACAAGGAAACTTACTATCCAGCCAGGAATGAAAAGCGCCGAAAAGAGCGCGCGGAGAATCCAGAGCTGGTTCGGGCAAAAGAACGAGCTGCCCGCGCCAAAAGAAAATCTAAAACATAACCATCCTTCCGCCCCTTCGGGGGCGGTTTTTATTTGCGCTGTCCCACTTAGATTGTCACACCAGTACTAATTCCGGTAGTTTTCAGCGGGATAGCGCCGGGGCAGGTCATAGCTGCCACCGCTTTTTTAGCTCCGCCCCCATGACAGGCGGCTCGCGTCTTACTCTTCCCAGCGCCTAGACGCTCCGGCAATCTGGTGTAGTGTCTTTCCACCGTCATTCGCCGCATGGAGGGCGCGACCCTCCGCCCAGTTTATCGGGTGGTTTTCAGCCTGCGGCATATTGCACACAGAGGGGGTGGCGGCAGATACACCGACGCCACCCACTCTACGTGAAGGAGGAAAAGGGGATGGAAAGAGAATGGGAGCGCAGGGGCACACGCTCCCACACTCCCATTTTAAAGTAAGATTCTTTCTTTGCTGTCCAAAAAAGGATAATTCAAAAAATTTTACCTGAAATTTGTTCGCCCGGTTAAGTAGTCCAAACTTACCTCATAGTAGTCGGCCAATGCAATCAAGGCTGTCATATTAGGACGCGCCTCCCCACGCTCATACTTTCTTACCGCACCACTCGGTAGACCGCATAACTCCGAAACCGTCACCATGCTTTTGACTGGTCTTTTCTCTTCTCTTAACCGTCGCAGCCTCTCCGGGAACTCGTCCAAGGGCTATCCCTCCTTCGGCGGTTCAGGGAGGGGCATCCAGTGGGTGACATGACAATTACAGGCCCTGTTCCAGTCCCCGGTAATATCGTAATAGCAGTCCAGCACACTCATTGTTGTGCCAAAAAACCCAATTGGCGTACCGCTTTCACAATATTTATGCTCTTCGTTTTTGTCCATGCACCCGCCGTGCCAATAGTTTACATTGGTGCAAACGAGATAATGCCCAGGCGCATCCGGCAGCCTCTCCTTGACGCTAATCCACCCACTCATGCTGTCCGCCCTCCTCGCCGTGGACTTTCTTTTTCATCTCTTTTGCAGCTCCTTCACCCACACCAAGGGCATAGGAATAAAGCAACCAGCAAACGAAGCTTCCTACCCAGCAGAAAACCAAGACAGGCATCGGCACCACAAACCAGCCATTTGCCTTGACGATGGACAGGATGATGCCCAGGAAAAGGAGCAGTCTAATCATTGCCGCCCTCCCCGTCGTGGATGGAGCCCTCCGCAATATCCCTTGCCTTTACTGCGTCTGCAAGAGTACGATAAGCACCGATATATTTTTGCTTTCCATTTATGTCTCCATTATCCAGCCGCTTGGCTTTGAAAAGGATTTCTCTCATTGTTTTTCCTCCATCATCGTTAAAGCCTTCTGCAAGCAAGCCTGTATCTCTTCACTGATAGCAGCATTGCTCTTTGCGAATGTACTGTCTAAGTAGTTTTTGTCATGGTAAGCAAGAGTTTCTAGAGCTAACGCAACACGAATGTACTCTTCTGACGTTTTGCATACACACTCAGGGGATTTCATTGGGCACCTCCGATGATCTCGTCCAATGTGGCCCGCCTTATGCTCCTCAGCGTAGGAAACGTTTCATCAAGGTTATCAAGACTGCCCTTATAGTTGTCTTCGTCATCATACATGTAAAATGTCTGTCCCACTATATCAACGTATGCCAATGTTTTAACAACTGGATATAGCACTTTGATAGCCTTCGCCCTCTCCACCTCCTGCTCCGTCCAGCGTGGCTTGCGGGCGATGTTTTCTGGATGATTTATGAGATTGTTAAGACATTCCACAGTGGAGAATCCCCAGCAGTCATTTGATATTTCAATCTGGAATGTCCCATATTTATTGATACGAAATCGCCCTAACGTGTTCCCTCTAATTTCAAACTTTTCTTCTGGTTCAACCCCAAGCACCTCGCAAATTCTCGGCTTGTCCATGTTGGCCCCCCTCCTTGATTTTCAGGTACTTTTCGATGGCTTCGTCTAGGTCGGTCTCCTTTCGCTGGCCGTAGGAGCAGAAACTCAATGGATGATATTCGTAGGTGTTTTGCTCAAGCACAAAATTTCTCCCAATAAATTCAATGCGGCGAATACATTCATCTTTGTACTTGCATTCCAAACAATAGCACCCGCCGGCAGCGTGAACAGGGTCAACCGTCGGCAACTCATCAAACATCCGCTTCATGACGGCTCCAGTCATCCCATCACCACCAAAGCACTCTCTGGCTTTATCCGCATCAACTAGTCTCATGCTCGGCCTCCCACTGTTTCTTCATGTCTTCGTATAACTCTTCCATCTTTCGATCCCACCCCTTGAGCTTCCGCAGGACAAGCAGGCCAAGCGCCATCCACTCCACAGCAGCTATGATCGTCAGAATATCAGCCATCCTGCTCCCTCCGTAGTGCGGCTCTATATTTTTTAGGGCATTTGGTTGTATCTATCTTTTCAAACAACGCTCTTTCGACGTTCCATCCGTCATAAAGCCGTCGTCTTAATGCCTCTGGCGGTATGCCAATAAAATCCGCCCAAATATGTAGTGGCTTTTCAACATCTCCAACTTTAATGATGGTTGTGGTAGATTGATTATTGTTTTGTACTTTCTTTGTTGTCCAGCGACAATTCTCTGGAGAATATGGGCCATTGTTATCTATCCTATCGATTGTTAAGCCTTCCTGATATCCGTTTTTGAGCGCCCAATTTCTAAATGCTACAAAATCACTCCACTCTTCACAAACGGAAATGCCACGCCCTCCATAATGGTCATATCTTTTATCAGTTTTTCTATTGCACCTTGCCCGCATTGAACACCAAACTTCATATAATTTGGTGCCCGTTCCTCCATGCTTATACCGTCCATTCTCTTTTTTGCTTGGCATAAACTACCTTCTTTCTGAAAGTGCGACCTCGGCAGCGTTGCGGGTTAAATAGACCTCAATTTCTTTTGTTCTGGCGTGCCGTTTCTGGCAGATATCGCAATAAAAGCTATCCACGATGTACGCTTTTATTTTTCCGTCTTTGTCCGTCTGGGCCAGTTCGCGGAGGCGTTCAGGTGTTATACCAAGGGCTTGTCCGGCCAGCTTTAAAACATCATCCTCATTAAATGCCCGCTTTAGGTCCTCCGGCTCCAGACCAGTGTCCTCGTAGGCTGCGAGGCGGTCACAGACATCTTTATTCATTTGTCCATATAGGTGGGGCTTGAAACACGCCCTGCCATCGGCTGATCTTCTGGTCAACCGTTCCATGTCAGTCCTCCTTTTGGCCGTCCCACTTCCATGCGGGGCAAAGTTTGTGCAGGTCCTCTACTGCCGCATCCCTTTCCCGTTTTACCCGTTCCAGCTCAGCTTGTACGGCTTCCAACTCCTCGTGCGCCTTGACAATTTCCGTTTTGGCGCAAACGATAGGGCAGTCGTGGCACTTGTCCTCATAGTGTTTCAGACGGGTGATTTCTGCCCTGGTCTGCTCCAACTCGGTCAGAACTTTTATGTATGCCCGTTCTGCATTTTCATAGAGGTGTTGCCTATTGTCTGCGCTCCTCCTTTGCCGCTCTACTTCGTCCCGCAACCTCTCGTTTTCGGCCTGGAGTGCGGAGAGAGCAGTGGCGGCATCAAGGGCAACGCCTCTTTTCAGGTCATTCCCTTCAAAATATCCGTTTAATTGCTCAATCAGCTTCTCAATGTCCATCACTTTCCCTCCTCCGGCGGCCCATCCCAGGCCGTCCAGTATTGTCCGTACAGATCCATAGAAAACGGCTTGATGTGCTTGCAGTACAAGTATCCATCCCTGCACCCTTCTGCAATCTCCAGGCCGCCCCATTGGAGCTGGGCTATCCCTGCTCCCTCAATGTAGATTGCGGTCTCCTGGGTGATGGATTCCAGCTCTGCACGGGTGTATTTGTGTCTCAAAACCATCTGTAATTCAGCTCCTCGTTCAACATTGACCACCGAAAAACCTTGTCATCCGCAGAGATCAGCCCATCGTCCTCCAGAACAAATCGCTGCTCAAAATCATGTACAGTGTGGCCATCTGCTTTGAATGTTACCGGACTATCAGTGTCCCATTTGAGCATCAGTGCCCACAGCTCCGGGTATTTTTTCCGCAGGAGACGAAGCTGACCGACTCCCTGGTTATGGCAGAACCAGCAGCCACTCCTTGTTGCTGTGGTGTATATAGGAGACAACAGGTCGTTTCCCTCGCACCAGCGTCTACAGTCAGTCTCCGTCCATCCTGCCTCTACAAGCGGACTTTTCTTTGTGTCGGTCAGATTGTGAAAGCGGTTCGGCTCGTCTGCTGAGATGCCGATATAAATAATTTTGTCACCCGTTTCTATTGCTCTAAGCGGTGGCATCTTCACAGAGCTGTTGCACCACGCGCCTAGGGTTCTCGGCCACCCTCTGATTTTTCCTGGTGCGGTCTTGGTTGTTTCAAGTCGGATGCGATAAAACACATTTTCGTAAGTGTTTTTGCTCCTGATGCGCTCCACCTCGATGCCCCACCTCTCCTTGATGATCCTGTCCGCATGCGCCTTAAACTCCACCATCGGCGGCAGGTCAGCAGGGATGGTGTCGGTAGCCCAAACCTCCGCATGGACGATGCGGTCAAGCGGCCATCCAAGCTGCTCGATAGCGCCCAGGCACGCCAGTGAGTCCTTTCCGTAGCTCAGGGACAAGATGTGCTCAGTCATCGGCCTCTCCCTCCGGCGGGCGGCGGTATAATAAATATCTTTCCCCATAGTCATCCGCACAGAAGGTTTCAAATCCATCAAAATCACAGCACGTCCACCAATCTTCCGAAACACTATGGACCAGCATGAAACGGGGCTTGTGTAATCCCCATGCAAGATTGTGTACCCATAGCGCATTTACACCGTCCATCTCCCGCAGTTCCTCCAGCGTCAGCGGCTCGTTCGGCGGGGTGAGGGTGGACATATTAGAGATCGCCTGCAAAAGCGCACCCCGTTCAACAGCGGTTAAATCTGTTTTCTTGATATACTCCTTTAGCGCATCCGAATCAATCGCACTCATCTTTCAGCGCCTCCTTAACCATGCGTGGGCTTCCCTTTGTGGGGATTTCTTGCGTTGGCAATAAAAGCATCCATAATAAGCGTGAGACGATTATGTTTGACTTCGCCATTTCCATCGATATAAAAGTTTTTCATGCTCCACCGCTGGAGTTCTTGACCAAATGGATAATCTACCACGATATCCTGACCAATCAGGGCAATAAATTCAGGCCTGGTCATCTTTCGGCACCTCCAATCTCTTCATCACCATCTCCACGGCCTCGTCCGTCATGGCTTTCCCACATTTCCGACAAAACGGATGGTTGCCGTTATGTGTATATTCTCCAAAGTCTTCCCGGAAAGCATGATAATCAAAACAATGCGAACAAACATATTTCACAACGCCCTCTTGCGCATCCTCACACCGAATCCAGTGCGCCCTCCACGCCTTCTCCACCTGCTCCCGGCTGACGGGGCGGAGGGCGGAGAGGGCCATATCAATAGCATCCCAATAAGACAGCCCATCTTCCCGGTCATCCCAGTCCGGAGTCCACCGCTGTATAGTTTTCAGGCACTCAATCGCTTCTTCCCGCGTCATGGCTTGACCTCCAATCTCTGCAATTCCTCCGCGCTCAGAATCGGCGCGCGTCTTATCGTCCATCGTTCGGCACCTCCTTGATTGCTTTCCATCGCTCTTTACGGCTACACGTCCCGACGACTGCATCACAAATGCTCTTGGACGCACAGCGCTCACATGGTCCCGCCCTAAAAAACTGTTTCATATACTCTGTGGTGGTTGATATGGAGTATCCGGTGGCCTGGGCTATCGTCTCCGGCCCATACCCGTCCAGCGCCATGCGCTCCAGAAAATCACGGGACGGTTTTGGCCTTTTCGCCCTGGTATGTAGGAGGCAGCCAACTCTTTTCGGGTTGCAGTCCGGCAGCGGGCACTGTCCACAGATTGCCGCCTCCTCCGCGTCCCGCTCCGTGATATTGCGCTCCACGATCGGCTCCATCGCGTCCAGGCTACGCCAGGGGGCCACCGCTCCGCTGATGCCGTATGGGTCTCTGGTGATCACAGCTCCTGCACCTCCACCCGAATACATCCCCCGTCCCAAAGCCTATGTATAACCTGCCTGTACCAGCGGTGATCGTCGTCCGGCAGCAGGTATCCCTTGAGCGCGTCCACCACGGCTTTGGCGATGGCAGCGTGGTTGTCAATGTCCAGCCCGTCGTCCCATGCAAAAGTGATGGAGACCGGCCCCCGTACCATCCCGCGCCGCACTCGGGCCTGTTTCAGCGCGGCCAGAGTCAGCGCGTGGAGCTCGTCAGCGTCCTTCTTCCGCTGCGCCCAGTGCTTGCCGGAGTAGTAGGCGTTCAGCCCAAACCGGCGGCAGAAGGCCGACTTGCCCTTCTTCGTGGGCGGGTATGGTATGTTAAATCTGATTGTTCCCATGTCCAAGCGCCTCCAGTGCCCGGTCCAGGGCTTTTACGATCTCGCCGTGATCATGGGCCAGGTCAGACCAGGTCTCCATAATGGCGCGATGCTTGTCTCTCAGGGCGGACAAAACATCCGCCGCCTTTTCGTCTGTCACTCTGATATCACCTCGCTGGTATAATCCGCCCCACCGCCCGATAGAACGCCGCGTCGCACGTTCCGGTACTGGCGTGCCTGTTTTTCGCCAAAATAATTTGCATATAGTCAGGCTCCCACGGGTCGGGCCGTTCCTGGTTGTAATAACTATTGCAATGCAAAAAGATTACACCGTCCGCATCCTGCTCCAGTGCCCCGGTGTCCCGCAGGTCGGAGAGCTGGGGCCGCTTGTCCTGCCGCTGTGCATTCTCCCGGTTGATCTGCGCCAGGCAGAGCAGCGGGACTTTGAGCTTCCGTGCCAACGCCTTGAGCTGCCCCGACACCTCGGTCATAGCCTCATAGCGGTTTTTAGCCCGCTCCTCTGTCCGGATCAGCCCGAAATAGTCCACCACTAGCAGCTTGAGCCCCTTAACCTTCCGGGCCATGTTGGCGATATCGTCCACGGTGGCGCGGGGCTTGCGGTTTGTGTAGACAGGTATCTGGGACACCTTCGAACTCCACTCCGCCGCACGGGCTCGCTCTTCGTCCCCAAGATTGCCCATCATGAGGGCGTCATAGGAAATCCCGGCGGCCCGCGACAGCCGTTTGGCGGCCAACTGCTCCTCATCCATTTCCAGGGAGACGAAGAGCACTGGCCCCCGCTGCTGGGCCACCTGATCCGCCACGGCCAGCCCGAAGGTGGTCTTGCCCATGCCGGGCCGGGCGGCCAGAATGTAAAATCCGCTGTTCAGCAGACCGCCGCCCAGCAATCGGTCTAAGCTCCGGTAGCCCGTAGGGACGTAGCCGCCGGCACCGGCATCCACCCGCTCCCGGTGCCGGTAATAGGCCAGCAAAGTATCCCCGGAGGTAGCCAGCTCCCTTGCGGTGTCCTGAGCCTCAATGGCCTCCAGCTCTCGCTGTGCGGCGGAAATCAGCTCCCTGGGGGTGTCCTCCAGGGTAGACGCACGCTGCTCCAGCTCCTGGCCGAGGGCTACCAGGCTCCGCCGCATGGACGCCCGCCGGGTCTCCTCCGCGTAAATCCCGGCGTTGGCCGCTGTGTTGGTGGCCTGCATCAGCTCCATCATGTAGGCGTCGCTGACTGCACCCCTGGCCTCCGCCCGGATGCTCACAGGGTCTACCGGCTCCTCACGCCGGTAAAGCTCAACCGCCGCCCGGAAAATCGACCGGTTCGCCTCCAGCACGAAATCCGCCTCTGTCAGGTACTCCATCACCTCGGGCAGGCAGGCGTCGTCCAGCAGGATAGAGCCGCATACCGCGCTCTCCGCCTCCAGTGCGTCAATCGTCATAGACTACAACCTCCTGTCCATCCTCGTCCCGCTCCAGGTGATAGGCCCTGGGGCGGTATGTCTCCGTAGTGGCTGGCTGCTCCGCCCTTCGGCGGGCTTCCCAGGTTCGCACGGCGGCTTTCCAGTCTACAACGGGCCGCCCTGCGCCGTATTTCCACCCCCGCGCTGCGTAGAAGTCCACAAAGGCCTCCGGGTCTATGCCGTTCCCCCGTTCCTGGCAATAGGCGCGGACTTCTTCCACGCTTGGAGGAGAAAACCGTTTTGATTTCCCCCTGGAGAGGGGGGTAGGGGGAAGAGAACTATCGTTCTCTCCCTCTTCCTCTCCCTCTTCCTCTCTCTCCTTCTCTATCTCCCCCTCCTTGATGGATTGTTCCACGTTTGTTCCATTTTGTTTTTCGTTTGTTCCGATTTGTTCCTCGCTTGTTCCGCCTTTTTTCATTCGGCTTCTCGCTTTGTTCCGACCACTGTCCAGAGTGGGCTTTATCAAAGTGAAAACAGAAAGGGGGACGCCGGAAAGGGAAGGTGTCTCCTCATCCAGCGCATACCCGATGACCGACATGAGGACGGAAGTCTGGTCCCGCTTTGGCAGCGCCTTCAACGCTTCGTAATAACTGCGGTAGAAGGTAAACTGATCCCGCTTCACAATGGTACACCCCACTTAAAACGGGAGCTCACCGTCCTCGTCGGCATCTTCAAAAGGGCCGGACGTCCTCGCCTTCCAGGTCACGGACTTCTGGATTTCCTCCTGCATCCAGGTTGGAAGCTTTTTCAGTGTCTCTTCGGCGTCCTCTGCATCCATGTCAAACTGAATCGTCTCGTTTTCAAGGGGCGGAACCTCCATTCCCTTCATAGGCTTGGAAATACCGGCGATCTTCGCATAAGTACCGCCATTCTTGCCCTCCTGGTTGACCACGGTAAGTAAACAGGGGGCGTTGATTACATTCGCCAGATTGAACCCGGCCAGCTCTTCTTGGGTAAAGGGCTTACCGCGCCAGGCGTCCAGATCATGGCGCAGGGTGGACTTCTCATGGAGGGAGGCGGTGTAGGGCTTGCTAAGCCAGCGGGGCTTGTCCTCACCGTCTACCTGCACGCGCTCCGTGGGCAGCTCAAAAATAAGCCGCACCTTTTCTTGATCCTTGTTGTTGAAGTCGTTGTGCTGGATGCCCAGGTCGACTACGCCCACGCAGCGGGCCGGGTACGCTCCGGGCTCAATGGGGGCACTGCCGCCGCCCTTGGTCTCCTTAACTGTCAAACTCATGTTGCTTGTCCTCCTTATCAAATGTAATCGGGCACTCATTCCCCATCCCGTCAAATGGATAGGGCAGGAACTCGCCGGTGAGGGCGCATTGGTGGCGCTTGAGGCCCTCCCGGTATTGGATGTAGGGGCACCACTGGCAAACCGTCAGCCCATTGGGGAAATGGACGGCCACGGTGGCTGTGCCGGTGGTGTAGTAGCGCACGCAGGTCTCGCGGCTCATACGTACCGCTCCACTTCCAGCCCCATCTCCAACGCCACCTGCTCCGGGCAGTCTCGTAGGGCCTTGTTGACCGCGGCCCGGAAGCAGTCCGGGCAGAGCCACCGTCCCTCCCACTGAAACCGTGCCTCGCCGTGGTAGACCTCCTGGCGGCACTTCTCGCAATAAGCAGATGCCGGAGTCGTCTGGCTGTCATACAATGGGATGTGCATTACAGCTCCTCCTTCTCCAGTCCGTTTCCCTGGATTTCGATATAAGAACGGTACATAGATCCGCTTTGCTTCTCCTTTCCTATGGAAACTACATAGCCCAGCTTAAGAAGAAGCGTACCAAGGTCAAGCCAGTCCTGATTGGACATATTTCCATTGCACTTTTGATACAATTTCATTTGACTTTCCTTTCTAATCGTTATAAAATGTAAATAAACAAATGTTTCCCTTGCCGCCCTCCGGTCTCGCACACCGGGGAGCGGCGCTTTTTGTTGTTCTCCACTCGTTTCCATGGTAAAATGTAGGCGGTAGGGAGGAGGTGAATAAAGTGACTAGAGTGGATTTATTAAAGTGGTGTTGCGATTTTTTGGACGATTACTCAAAAGCGAAAGCAGATGAATTGGCAAGTGCAATTATGAACGGAATAAAAGATTCTGACGATCCAAACACCGTTGCCATGAAAATGGCTGTTAATTCTTCTTTATACACAAGCCAAATTTCGGCCATGACTGTAATATCTTTGCTGATAGACATTGGCGTGATTGAGCCGTCTGAGCTAGATGTTCTTGAACCGCCTCAACCGTTAAAACCGCTTTCTTAGTTTCACAATTATTAGAACTTGACATCATATTCCCTCTTTCTGCCTCGGCTGGTGTGTCGCCACTAGCCGGGGCGTAGTTATTCTTTCGGGATGGTAATCGTCGCCCACACATCGTCGATGCTCTCCGCGCCCTCCAGTCCGGTGATCTGGATGGTGAGCGGGCCGGTGGGCGTGGGGGCCGGAGTGGTGGTTGCTGCCGGGGTCTCAATGGCTGGCTGTTCCGGTTCCTGGTTCCAGACAATTTCGATCAGTGCAACCAGCGCCAACAAAAAGAACAGGTATACGGTAGTCACGATCAGTTGCTTTTTCATAGGCTCGCTGCCACCAGAATAGCCAGCACCAGCGCCGCTCCGGCAACCACCGCCAGTTGTACCCGCTGGGCCACCGCCTGCGCCTGCTGTACCCGGCGGCGGTAGGCCCGGTAGCTGTACGCCTTTGCGCGCCTGTCGCGCTCATTTTGGGTCTCGCTCATACCATTCCCCTCCCCTGCACGATGGCCTTTGCCACCAAATCTGTCTCATAGCCCCGCTTGCGAGGCCCCATGCGGATTGCGGGTATATCATGCTCCGCCGCCCAGCGGTCGCCGCTGGATGCCCGCGGGCAGTAGCCTACCTCCCGCGCCACATCTGTGGAGGACATGATTCCACCGTGGCGTTCAAACATTAGCCGCCGTTTCTCAGCAATCGCACGGCTGATTGCGCTCTGTGCGTTCATTTGCGTTCTCCTCCTTCCCATGTAACCGCTCATGCTCGTCCCAAGTCATCCCATAATAGGCCCGGCATAGGTCGTCCATGACGCGGCGTGCATTGGTGAAGCGGTTCTCAATCTCCCGCTTCGTGCTGCTCTCGTTGAGCTGTCCATCTTTGGTCATAAAAAATCCTCCAATCTTGCCAGAGGCCGGAGGATGTGATATACTGTCTCCGATACCTCGTAGCGTGCTTACGTGGTGTCATGCCCTCGTCGGTGTGTCCGCACCGGCGGGGGCGCTTTTTGTTGTGCTCTTAAATTTATGAAACAAGGAAATGCATTGCTA